TGAATGGGTTGCGAAACAAGAACGTGAAATACAATTTTTTAAAAGAGGATAAATGGCAATTGAATCAGAAAAATTAGTGAGATTATTACGTGACGGCGATGTAATGGAACCTTTGGAAATACAAAGGATTAAAATATTGCAAAGAAAATTTGATGCAGGTCAAAAACTTTCCTTGAAGGAATTTGGTCTGCTCAGAGAATATTCCATGCAGTTAGTAGATACAATGTTCAATACTCCTTTGTTATATAATGAATTACGAAGAGTAATGGTCCGGAAGGTACAGGCTTGATCTCATTTACAGAAAAGGCCGCCAATAAAGTACTTAGTATTATGAAAGAACAAGAAGTTTCTAATGATACAGTAGTAAGAGTTGGTGTTAAGGGTGGTGGATGTTCAGGATTTACTTATACAGTAGATTTTGAAAGCTATAAAGGAAAATTTGATTTGGAATTTGAATCATTTGGATTAGGTATTTTAGTAGACAAGAAAAGTCATTTGTATATTAAAGACACAGAAATTGATTGGTCAGATAATTTAAATGACCGCGGACTAAAATTTAATAATCCTTCAGCAAAGGGTTCTTGTGGCTGTAGGACTTCATTCATGCATGAACATAAGGAAGAAAATGGACACATACCAAGCTGGATGTGAACTTAAAATTTCTGAAAAAGCTGCAAACGTTTTTAAGGAAATGATTGAAGACGAAAATAAAGACATCGAAAATTCCTATTTACGAGTTGGAGCAAATTCAGGTGGATGTTCTGGATGGAAATATAGTTTAGATGTTGAAGATAAAGTTAAACCAGAAGATTTAGTTTTTATACAGAATGATGTTAAACTGGTAGTAGATGGATACATACTTAATGATATAATTGGAGATGTGGAAGTAGACTATAAAATAGGTAATTTAGTAGAACAAGGGTTTATATTTAAACGGCTCAAGTATGAGCATGTCTGTGGATGTGGCGAAAGTTTCACACCGATAAAGGATATTCCTGCAGACGGTAAACAACATTTAGGATGGAAATAAAATGGCATATTCAGATAAAGTCGTGGCGCATTTTGAAAACCCCAAAAATATTGGAAGTTTTGATAAAAATGATCCAAGCATTGGAACTGGGCTTGTGGGTGCCCCAGAATGTGGTGATGTAATGAAACTTCAAATAAAGGTAGAAAATGAAAAGATTGTCGATGCCAAATTTAAGACTTTTGGTTGTGGAAGTGCAATTGCAAGTTCTTCGTTGGCAACTGAATGGATTAAAGGCAAATCATTGGATGATGCATATGCGATTCAAAATACAGTCATCGTGGAAGAATTGTCTCTTCCCCCTGTCAAGATTCATTGCTCTGTATTGGCGGAAGATGCTATTAAGGGAGCAATTGCTGATTATAGAAAGAAAAATGGAATAGTTAGATGAAAACATTTAAAGATTACATAAGCGACCAGATTCCATTAAATGAAACCAGAAAAGAGACAGCTATATTAATTGATTCGATATATTCTAATTATGTAAAAGAATACAATAAAAATCAACCGGAAGTTGTGGGATGGCTGGACGGGAGTAAAAATGCTCTGATTCGTAATGAAATATTATATGAAGTTGGAATTCAAGAATCTGATTCAGTACTAGATGTCGGATGTGGAGTAGCACATTTTTACTACTTTCTGAAAAATCAAGGATGGAATGGTAAATATTTTGGAATAGATCCCAATAAAGAAGCTATTAAATTAATTGATGAAGGAATTGATGCAAAATGGGGAACAATAGAAGACCTTGACGATTCTAAACATGATTGGGTTGTGGCATCAGGAGTATTTAATATTGGTATACAAGAATCACATGCATGGTGGATTATACACAACATGATACAACGTGCCGAGAAAGGTATAGTATTCAATATGTTAACACATCCATACGAAAATAAAAGCTATGAATGTTATATACCAGAAGAAGTAGAAACAAAATAAAGAATATGACCACAGGAAAATAGAAATTGTGGATGGATATTTTTCAGGTGAGGAAGAATTTACAGTATATTTTTACAAGGAAAACAAAAATGAAAACTTTACTAGAATTTGATTCACCACAAATATACTGTGACATGGATGGAGTATTGGCGGATTTTGATAAGGGTGTAAAAGATATGATCGGGGGAAAATTCTCCGATGCCAGATGGGATGAATTACCCGAAGATTTTTTCTTAAAATTACCGCCCATGAAAGATGCTACAAAGCTCTGGGGGTTTATTGGAAAATTTGAACCATTCATTTTGACCGCTATACCAAGAGATTCTAGAGGTCCAATTGCAGCACGTTCTGCAATAGATAAAGCTCGATGGATGAAAAGGTGGTTCGGTGTCTCAGAAGATAGAATGTTTCGGGTACAAAGAAAAAATAAGGCAAATTTTGCGATGGATGGTCGAGATCATAGACCAAATTTACTCATTGATGATCACTTGGGAAATATACAAGAATTTAGAAAAGCACGCGGAATAGGAGTCCATCATACAAGTGCCAGTAATACAATTAAACAACTCAAAGAAATAGGTTACAAATAAGGAGAAGAAATTAAATGGAAACATTATTAGCAATTTTCGGAGCAAAATGGTGTTGTGTATTTGCATCGACAATGGGAGGATTGACTAATGGATTAGTTCATACATGGCTTGGATGGATAAAAGAAGCAAAGAACCTTGCAATAGCAGCTATTGTAGGATGGATCGCGGCAGAATTTTTTATTCCAGCATTGATGGAACAATTTGAATTTGGAGTATATACAGCACTCGCAATAGCATTTTTTATTGGTTATAGTGGTATTAGATTATTACCTCATTTAGAAACTCAAGTATTTAAAAGGCTTGATAAAATAATTGGAGGAGCGGAAGAAGACAAAGACAAAAAGGGAGATTAATATGCCGGTACAGTCTATGCAAGCAATTGCAGAACATTCTTTATTCAAGGCGGCATTACCTATTGTTACTGCAGCATTGATTGGAAGTATAACATGGTTATTTGTAACGGTTATGGATATGGACAAAGTGCTTCATCGTGTAGAAGAATCAGAGATACCGCAAATCAATAAAGATATTGCAGATGGATATACCAAATTAGATGAATTGGAAAAACAAATGACGGATATGAGAATTAGATTCGCAGCAGGTCCTTCATCAAGACAACCATATTATCCAGAGCGATGAGATACACAATAAATACTTATGGATATAAACAAAACAATTAACAGACATTGGAGAGATAAGTCATGCCAACTTACTCATATTTAAATGATATAACTGCTAGTACAACACAACTTAATTATAATGCAATTACCACATTAGGAACAGCAGAAGTAAGTAAGACTGTTACAAGTGGTGCAGCTGGTAATGTTACTTTTGTAGATGGCGCATGTAATATAGATATAGCAAGTCATGATGGTACAAATGGATTAAAACTTGGAGGAACTTTAGTAACTTCTAGTGCAGCAGAACTCAATTATTTAGATCTTTCTACTGCAGCTAATGCTAGTGCAACTACTTGGTTGAGGGGTGATGGATCATGGCAACCTATAGTACACCTTGTTGTTCAAACCTTGGTTAATTTTAGCTCAGCCCTTTCTTGTGTTAAAAACGGTACTACTACAGTAACCACAGCCACTACAGTTGCTCTTGCAGCTGGAATGGCAGTGGCCGGAACAGGAATTGCTGGTGGCACAACTATTGCATCTATTACAAATGCAACGACTCTTATTTTATCTGCAGCTGCAACAGATAGTTTAACCAGTTCTTTAACATTTACATCAGGCGAAACACCCTATCCTTTCCGAAGCAATTTAAATTTTGATGGTGTTCATGTAACAGTAACAGATTCCTCTGGCACCGATCAAACTTTGATTGCTTTGAGCTCAAATTTACAAGCATTATCTGGTTTAACTTCTGCTGCAAATAAAGGAATTCAATATACAGGAAGTGGTACAGCAGGAGTTTATGATTTAACTGCAGCTGGTAAAGCACTATTAGACGA